CACGTTGAAGTTGTCGATTGGCGCAACTGATATCACAAACACTGCAACGCTTCCAACCACCACTGCTGGTGTTGTTGCGTTTACGCTTGGTGCTGCGAGCACGACTGCTGCTGGTTTAATCAATAACGTTGGTACGACTGACGCGATTGTGACCTACACGCTGTCGGCTGCTACGACTGGTGCGGGCACGATTGTGGTTTCGTATGTTGTGCGCGGCTCTGACGGTGCAGCTAACCCAACCTACAGCCAGAACTAATTAATCTCTAGGGGGCTTCGCGCCCCCTTGTTTAACTTCTTAGGAGATTAATTATGCAGACAGATGTCTATTCAGGGCACCTAAATAGCTCTGGGTTTGTTGCCACCTATCGCACTCGATTGAAGGGACTGATGTACACGTCTTCTTCGACTGCGGGCACGATCAATATGTGGGATGTAACTGCTGCTCCTACAGCAGCGGCTACTGGTTACACTCAATCAGGCACGACGGTTACTGTAGTGAGTGCTGCTCACGGTTTAAATACGGGTGATCGTATTGGTATCACTTTTGCCACCAACGCTGGTGTTTCGGCAACGAACGGCAACTATGTTGTTACCGTGACTAACTCAAGCACATTCACGATTACTGATATCAACAGCAGAACGATTGCTAGCGCGACTGGTTGCACGTTCTCCGCTGCAAACGGACGTTGGCTCATGTCTGTTGATACGGCTGCGCTCACAACTTCAGGTGTGCCGCAGAACCAGACGATGCTTATTCCGGGCGAAGGCTTGTTAGCTCTGAATGGCATTTACGGGCAGCTTAGTAACCAAACTGGTCTAACAATTTTCTACGGGTGATTCGTGCAAAACCAAAAAGGTTTCGATCTTGCTGGCAAAAAAGTAATGATTGGTCTTCCAGCCTACGACCATAAAGTAGGTTTGAAGATGGCAGTATCGTTAATGCAGCTTGCTCAGAAAGTGTTGGAGCATGGGATTCATATTCAGGTCAGCAGCATCTGCGGCTGTTCTGTTGTGTCCCGTGCGCGGAACCTTATTGCGTACGAGTTCTTGCAGTCTGATTGCGATCATCTGATGTTCATTGATTCGGACATGACGTTTGATCCAGATTCAGTGATCCGTTTGCTCGCGTGGAACCAAAGCAAAGCCATTGTTGGCGGCGCTTACCAAGCCCGTAAAGAGGGCAAGGTGTACATCCTCTCGCTTGATGGCGGTGAAGGTGTGAATGGTACCGAAGGTACGGTGAGTATGGACCCGATGGGTAATGTAAAAGCTCACCGTATTGCCACTGGTTTTATGATGATTCAGCGCAAGGTGTTTGAAAAGTTGCGTGAAGACCACCCTGAGTGGGCGCACAAAGACACCAACAGCGACAAGATACTTCATGCTTACTTTGACTTCCTGACCACGCCACAAGGCTACATCGGTGAAGACTTCTTATTCTGTGATCGCGCCCGCGCAGCTGGGTTCGACATTTGGATTGACCCAACGATCAAGCTTGGTCACATGGGGGTGCATGAATACTTGAGCGACTTTGGTAACGACATCTTGTATCCGATGCTAACCCCTGTTGAACAAACCTTGAGCGACGCAGCGTAATGGCTAAGACTCCAGCATGGCAACGCAAAGAAGGCAAGAACCCATCTGGTGGCCTGAACGCCAAGGGTCGAGCCTCGTACAATCGCGCCAATCCGGGCAAGCCCGGGTTGAAAGCACCACAACCGGAGGGCGGTCCAAGAAAGGCGTCCTTCTGTGCCCGCATGAGCGGTATGAAGAAGAAGTTGACTTCAGCAAAGACAGCGAACGACCCAAATTCACGTATTAACAAGAGCCTTCGAGCGTGGAAGTGTTGAGATGGAACAAATTGAGCTAACTGAACGCGAAAGACTGATTGCTAAAGAAGCGGCAAAGATTGCTATCGAAGAGCTGTCAGACGAGTTCTACAAAAAAGTTGGTAAGACTTTCATCGAAAAGTTTTTGTTGATCGTTGGTGCTTTAGTCGCTGGCTTTTTTGTGGGCAAAGGTTTGCCCCTAAAGTTTTAAAGGAACGACAATGGCTGAGAAATGGATTCAGAAAGCGATTAAGAAGCCCGGTGCTTTGCGTTCGGCTCTTGGTGTTAAGGGCGATAAACCTATACCTGCTAAGAAATTAGCAAAAGCTGCTAAAGCCCCCGGCAAAATGGGGCAACGTGCTCGTTTAGCACAGACTCTTAAGGGGTTAAAGCGTGGCTAATTACAAAGCAAAGATGGAAGATGCGCGTAAACGCGCAGAAGAAGCGGCGAATGCGCGTAGTGACGTGATAAGCGGGATGTCCACTACGTACAAAGCCGGAGCGGACAAAGACTTTAAACGCGCGATTGCCGACTTTAAGAAAGTGCCGCAAAGCGTACGCGATCAAGAGGCATACAACCAAGCTGGGTATAAGGCTGGGGGTTCTGTGTCTTCTGCTTCAGCCCGTGCAGATGGATGTGCTGAGCGCGGAAAAACTCGCGGTAAGTTTGTATGAAATCTGTTTTTGGCACTTGGACAACAGGTGGCAAATCGGCTGATGTAGGAGGCAAAGCAATGCCTAGTACTAGTAAGAAACAACACAATTTCATGGCGGCGGTGGCATCTAACCCATCTTTCGCTAAAAAGGTTGGTGTGCCTTCCTCCGTAGGGAAGGATTTTTTGTCTGCGGATAAAGGCCGCAAATTTAATAAAGGTGGCGAAATGAAAGAATCCAAAGCAATGGTAAAGAAGGAAGTGTCCTTTATGAAAAAGAAGGGCGCACCTGCTTCTATGGTTAAACACGAAGCCGCTGAAATGGGCGCGATGAAAAAGGGCGGCATGATGCGCTCCAAGAAAGACATCGCAAAAGATCAAATGGCTATGGCCCCGTACGGTAAAGGCGGTTCTGCTGCGAAGAAATACGCTCGTGGCGGCGGTATCGAGGTCAAAGGTAAAACCAAAGGCACCATGATTAAGATGGCTGGTGGCGGTCGTACTTGCTAAAGGAGCTATAAATGGCACGCTTACGTGGTGGTGATTTAGCAGGGTTAGCCGGACTTGGCGCTGCTGCTTATTTGCTTAGCAAGAAAAAAGGTGATTCCGCAGCGCTTGAACGTGAGGAAGATGTAGGTGGCCTTCGTTCTTCAGGGAAAGGTGGAAGCGACGAAGAAGAAGTTTCGGTAGCACCTAAAAAACATGAACCTGTATTACCGGATGAACCTATGTCAGACGAGGCAATTCGTTCTAAGATTGAAGCCGCATCCCCTGCTAAATATGCAGGTGGCGAAGGCGGTCCAGCACGTCGTGCAGCTCGTGCTGCGGTGTTTGGTGGTGGCGAAGGTGGCAGTGGTAATACCGGCGCTGGCCCTCGAACCATAGCTGAAGCGCGTCGCCAACGTGAAATCCGTACGCCTACAGGGGCGTTGCCTAAGGGTTTTCATATGAAAAAGGGCGGCTCTGTTTCTTCCGCATCTAAACGTGCTGACGGTATTGCGCAACGCGGCAAGACCCGTGGAAAGATGTATTGAGGTGAATCATGCCAAAAACTACGGAACGTAAGTGGGGCGCTAAAACAACCATTGGCGATGCTGCGGCGCAAGAATCGTGGGATAAAAACTGGATGAAAAACGAGTCTAAAAAAGCTACTTTGGATCGCGTAGGGCAAGCCAGAGATGAAGCTGATGCTGAAGTAAAACGTGAAACTCGTGGCAGTGAAGCACCAATGACCGCAGGTCAGAAGCAGTCTATGGAAGAAGCAAAAGACGAAGAGATGCGCAAGAAGATGAAGGCTGCACCAACCACCAAGACGGAGATGGGTAAACCATTTGCCAAGGGTGGCTCAGCTTCCAGCCGTGCTGACGGTATTGCCCAGCGCGGGAAAACCCGTGGAAAGATGATCTGATGATGGCCTCGCGCGGGATGGGGGCAATCGCCCCCTCCAAGATGCCTAAAGCCAAGACGGTTGTTCGCAAGGATGACCCGAACGATGTCACCATGTACAAGAAGGGTGGCACGGTTAGTCACGTCAATGAAGCCGGTAACTACACCAAACCGGGCATGCGCAAGAACATTTTCAATCGTATTAAAGCCGGTGGTAAAGGTGGAGCGCCGGGTCAATGGTCTGCACGTAAAGCACAGATGTTAGCTTTGAAGTACAAGAAAGCTGGCGGGGGGTATAAGTGAGTGGACTCGCAAAATCTCAAGCCAGCCTCAAAGCGTGGACGGACCAAAAGTGGCGCACGAAAAGTGGTAAACCATCTACGCAAGGCAGCAAGGCAACGGGTGAAAGATACCTCCCAGAAGCCGCCATTAAAGCGCTCTCCCCGCAAGAGTACGCAGCCAGCACCCGCGCCAAGCGAGCCGGTAAAGCCGCAGGAAAGCAGTTTGTTCCACAACCTAAAAACGTGGCTAAAAAAACTGCTGCGTATAGGAAGTAAATAAATGGCTTATAAAACCACAGATACATATGACTTTAACCTCGACCTAAACCAACTGGTCGAGGAGGCGTTTGAACGCTGTGGTCAGGAGTTGCGCTCGGGCTACGATCTTCGTACGGCTCGTCGTTCTCTGAACTTGCTCACGATGGAGTGGGCAAATCGTGGCATCAATATGTGGACGGTTGAACAGGGGCAAATTACTTTGGCGTATACATCGCCGACGCCTACGATCACCTACAATTTGCCTGTTGATACGGTTGATCTTTTGGATCACGTTATCCGCACGGGCACTGGGCAAAACCAGACTGACATCAATATCAGCCGGATCAGCGAATCTTCGTACGCGATGATCCCTAATAAGAATGCCGTTGGGCGACCAATTCAGGTCTGGATTCAACGCCGTTCTGGTGCTACAGATTCAACAGGGCAGACCGTCCCGCCGCGTATTCACGTCTGGCCTACGCCAGATAATAGCCAAACATATACTTTTGTGTACTGGCGCTTGCGCCGTATGCAGGATGCTGGCAACGGTGTCAATGGTCAGGATGTGCCGTTCCGCATGATGCCCGCGATGGTGGCTGGGTTGGCTTTCAATCTGTCCATGAAGTTGCCGAACGTAGACCCCACCCGAATCGCCATGCTCAAAGCTGACTATGAACAGCAATGGCAGTTGGCTGCTGACGAAGACCGTGAAAAGGCGCCGTTGCGGTTAGTCCCGAGACAGATGTTTTACTAAGGAGCGACCATGCCTAGTCAGTTTGCTTCTGGTAAATACGCAATCGCAGAATGCGACCGCTGTGGTTTTCGGTATAAGTTAAAGCAGCTAAAGACACTGGTTATTAAAACCAAGAACGTCAACATCAAGGTTTGCCCCACATGCTGGGAGCCTGATCAGCCGCAGTTGTCGTTAGGTTTGTATCCAGTTAATGATCCTCAAGCGGTGCGTAACCCAAGACCAGATGTTAGCTATGTGACTTCAGGCAACAACGGATTGCAGATTGATCCGTCTGGTACAGGAGTTCTAGCTAACGGTACACCCGAGGGTGGTAGTAGAATCATACAGTGGGGCTGGGCACCGGTTGGCGGTTCCCGATTGGATGATGATGGTCTAACGCCAAACTACTTGGCGCTGGGTATTTCGATAGGAACCGTAACTGTATCCGTTACTTAAGGAGTAGCAAATGGACAAGAAAGAAGTTAAACAGATTGCTGACAAAGAAGTTAAAGCGCATGAAAAGCGCTTACACGGCATGAAAAAAGGTGGCGTGACTTCGTTAGCGATGAAAAAGTACGGGCGTAACGTTGCTCGTGCAATGAACCAAAAGTCATCCGGTCGGGGGCGCTAATGAAAAAGAACGCTCAACCTAAATACAAGTCGCCGCAGCCAAACAAGAATCCGTTGCCTGAAGGCGCTGGATATCCAGACGAAGCCAAAACATCAGGCATTCAAGTGCGTGGCGGTAAAGCACAGACTAAAGGCAAGATGGCTCGCGGGCCAATGGCGTAAGGATTCGTTGTGCCATATAAAGATCCAAAGGACCCAAGAAAGCTAAAAGGCGTTTACGCTTGGGCGGCTGCTCATCCTGAAAAAGTGAAAGAGGCGAAAAAGAAATACGCCGAGCGCAATAAGGAAGCAGTGAAGCAACGTATCAAAGATTGGATGGATAAAAATCCTGAAAAAATGAAGCAGATACGTATGGATTGGTATTTGGCAAACAAACATAAAGCTGCGGCAATAGTACGAAAAAGGCAAGCATCTAAATTGAAGCGCACGCCAAAATGGTTAACTGATGACGACAAATGGCTGATGCAACAAGCATATGAGCTTGCTTCTTTGCGTACGAAAATGTTTGGGTTTTTATGGACAGTAGATCATATAATCCCATTACAAGGTAAAAAAGTATCAGGTTTGCATGTGCCTTGGAATTTGCAAGTAATACCTGCGAAAGAAAATTACTCTAAAGGTAACAGGGTATGAATTATCAAACCCTCTTTTCTACCATTAAGTCATTTTTGGAAAATGACTTCCCAACAACCACGTGGACTGACACGGCGGGTACAGGGACGACTTCGCTCACAGGTACTGAACAGATCAATATTTTTATCACGCAAGCTGAACAGCGTATTTTCAACACGGTGCAGTTTCCATCAATCCGCAAAAACGTAATTGGTCAAACAACAGCAAACAATAAGTACTTGTCATGTCCAACTGATTTCTTGGCACCTTATTCGATGGCTGTGATTGAG